CAGATACGGATCATCATATGCCTTGAAGAAAGTTTCAAGAAATTTATTAATCTGTTCTTGTTTATTAATATCTGGAAACAACCCATTTGGTTCTATTACATAATCAACCAAATAACATGCCTTTTCGATTGCAACTTCTTCAAGGGCACCAAAACGCATTGTGACAAGTGGAGTTTTATATAGAAGGGATTCAATAGTCGATATTCCAAATGTCTCAGGAAAAGATGCGGGATATAGCATCATATATGCATTAGAAAGAATTTCTGCTATTTTTTGTTGAGGCAATATACCAGTGAAAGTAACATCAAGATTTTTCAAATCTTCTCTTTCGGAAAGTTCTTTTACTGTGTTGTGTTGGTCATCGGTTTTTCCGCCTTTGAAACGATAATACCCGCCAATAACAGTTAGTCTTGCTTCTGGTATTATTTTTTTGATTTCAGGCCATATATCATTTACAAGAGGTAACAATCCTTTTGTGGCACTTGAATTGTAAACGAAATGGTTTTTATCCTTCTTCAATAAATCCACTTCGCTTATATGCTTAACTGCACCATTTCTAGTTTGGAAGAAATGCTTTTTGAGGACTTCGAAGTTTCTTCTTTTGCCATGATTTGAATTGAGAATATATGATGTATGCCAATCTGAAAGAGTGAAAACATGATGTATTTTTCTTGAAAGAACAAGTTCTTCTAATGCATGTTCGCCTTCAATAAAAGTGTCGTGCAACCAAAGAATTCTTTTCTTAGCATTTTTCAAGAATGGATATTCGTCATTTAGAAATGGTTGAACTGATCTTGATACAATGGCAACATCATAAACTTCGTTATGTTCTTTTGCATTTGTGTTGTCTATGTATCTTACACCATCATATACGCCCTCAGTTGAATGTGGTTCGTCACTACAGTTATTGAAAACTGTAACATCGAACCCCAATTTTTTTAGTTCTTTTGTCATTAAAATGACTGCGGATTCAGAACCACCTAGACCATTTTTGTTAAGAGTGTCGCCATCATAAGACAGACCAAGTTTGTCGATAAAAACGATTTTCATTCAATTCTCCATAATTTAAGGGTGTGTTTGTATTTATTTATACTTGCACATAAGTTTTGAATTTCGTATCTATTGCTCTTAATTCATAGACATCAGACGCTGCTTCTACGAGATTTTTCATGTCCCAAGATTGTTCGTATGCATATGTCACCATATTTGAAATCGTTGTTCCCATAAGAATGACTTCATCTGGTGTAAGTGCATTTTCGTTGTCGTTGGCATCTCTGAAAATAATTGTTGATGTGTCACCATTCATTTTTTTGAGTGATGCACCAAGAACCAGATTTGATATGTTAGATAGGTCTGGTTTGCCTTCACGAATGTCAACGGGAATTTCTAAAGTATCGCTAATCTTGACTGTATATGTCTGGTGAATATGTTCATTTCTTAGATCATTGATTTTTGCTAACAAGGTTTCTTTTTCAGATTCGAAATCTGAATTAATCTGATCTTGTGTTTTTTCTACTATGTTCCATCCAAGTTCCCATCTGTTTGTGGTCACTTCATCTACAGTTTTTTCTGTTAATTCTGGTGTGTCTTTAGGTTTCAACCTTTCGACAGCATCATCAAACTCTGGTTTTTCTGCTTCATAGACTGGAAAAACATTTCTGGTTTCCAAGAAACGATTGTTTAAAAATTTTGGAAGACTTACGTTTCTATTCTCTTCACGAAACATTTCTAGCGAATATGGAAACGCATCTATATTGTTATTGCCATATGTTTTTACAAACATGCTAAACTCCTTTTGGTGTTAAATCTACTCTAGTATTTATCAAAAAATTTTAACACCATAAATGGTATTTCCGCCATCTGGTGTGTAAAATTCAATTATAGAATCTTCGCCAGCAACAAAAGTTGGTGCTGTGTTTTCTTCCCAAATAATACTATTTGTCCATGTGATTGAAGGTGTATAGATCATTGAATACTGAGACACGCCACTATCTCCTATGATATATAATTTAGTCCCATCTGGTTTGATATCTATATCTTTTGGATTTGTTTCTTCTGAATTTATAATAAAAAGATTGTTAGACCAACTTGCAGTTGACAAATCCCAAGGAGTTGTCAAGTTGTATTCGTAACCCCTATGTAATAAATTGTCAGACACATAAAACATTTTAGTCCCATCTGGTTTGAAACGGAGTCCAACAGGATTTGCTGAAACAGTTACTGATGAAATTAGACTACTTACACTTTCTATATCCCAAGGAGTTGTTAGATTGTATTGATAAATAGTATCATTATCTATACCTGCTATATACATTTTTGTACCATCTGGACTTATATAAAGACCGTCCATATCTGAGTTGTTAATAACATCATCATCTATATTATATATCAATGACCCATATGTAGTTATATCCCATGGTGTTGATAATATAAATGCATGAATCTTTCTAGTGTTGGATGATAATAAATACAAAATAGAACCGTCTGGTTTTATGAACATAGATTTGTATGGATCACCTTGTGAAGGGTCTATTCTTGTATTTGTACTAGAAACACTTCCTATATCCCAATTATTTGAAAGAGACGTATTATACAAAGTTGAAGCGGAAATACTAGATACTTTAGTCCCATCTGGTTTGAAGAAAACAGATTCTGTTCCTGACCCCACTGCTTCTGTTACATTATCATAAGACGCATTTTTAAACGACCAACCTCCTTCTTCTGCGGAGACATGCAATCTCCAAACACTACTTCCTTCGGTAATGTTTGAAAATAATACAGTCCTAGAGGGTATGTCTTCATTTAAATTAAATTTAAATGAAGACGCATTTTCTAAATTCATTGTTCCGGTAGATGTTATGGTCTTGCTCAAAAGTCTTTTTGAAATTGAAATCCACTTTCCATCATTGTATTGATATGTCAATCCATCTATTGTAGTTTGATCGCCATTTGTTGGTGTGTTTGGAAAATTCATGCTCATTATTTTACATCTTCCTCTGATAGTTTTCCGTAGTATGTCAGTCCATTGTCATTTGTATAAAATTCGTATACATTTATTTCGTTTGTTTGTGGTATATTTGGGGCGTATTCGCCTTCCCAAACAATATTATCATTCCATATTATTTCTGGGATTGTAGTAAAACCGGAAATATCATATTGATACAATTTTTTGTCGGTGTAACCTCCCAAATAAATCTTTCCACCATTCGGTTTAATAAAGAACCCTAACGAAGATGTGATATCATTACCATAATTATAACTTATCCCCGTGTATAATCCAGACGAAATATCCCAAGGCGTTCTTATGGAATATTCATAAATCTTACTATTTACGCCACCAGACATATACATTCTTGATCCAGTTTTATTGAACGAAATTTGAAAAGGTGATCCATCTTCCGAACCAACACTCAAATATTTTCCGTTGTAGGACACATCTGAAATATCCCATGGAGATGCAAGATCATATTCATAAATCATATCGGTGGTATATGAAGACGTATATAATTTAAGACCATCATCGCTAAAATAAAATTTTGGTTGTGGATACACATAATTTAGAGAAAGTTGGTCGAAAAATATTCCAGAATAGGATGTGGTTGATATATCCCATGGTGTAGAAAGATTAAACCTTTTTATAATGCTTCCAAAAATAGTCGTAAAAAAAGCAGTGCCATCAGGTTTAAACTGAATATCAGAATTCCCCCAATATCCTAGTGTTGTAAATGTGTTGGCATATACATTATCATAAGATGCGGTTGATATGTCCCATGGTGTAGAAAGAGAATATTGATAAACATACTCGTTTTGTTGCGTTCCAGAATTGTACCCCGAAGAAATCGAACCCATCAAATACATCTTTGTTCCATCAGGTTTAAAATATATACCTGTGGCAGTTGCAGAACCAGTTGCTGTTGGTTCTGGCGTTTGTGGAAATGCCAAATAACTCACGTTATCGTAAGTCATATCTTTAATTGAATAATTGGTTGCTGCATTATAATCTTCTGGGACTCTCAATTTCAATTGAAATTTTTGTGAGTATCCACTGTCAGGCGGATTTACAAAAGAAATATTTGTTTTTTCTGTCAATTCAACATTGAAAAAATTACCTTGTGACAAATCTATTTCTGTTGAATTATTTGCACTAGATGGTGAATAACCAGTGTAATTGTAGTTTGTGACTTCCTGTCTCCACTTTGTTCCAGTGAAGATATAAGTCACATTGTTATCATCTATGTATGTGTCACCCTCTACAGGTGAAATAGGAAAATTCAATGCCATTTTATACGTTCCTTAAATCTAATGAAAGTGGGTTTGCTATCCAGACAGAACCATCGAATGTTGTAAAGTTTATTAAAATATTTGTATCATATATGAAGTCGATAGCAGGTGCAATTCCACCTTCCCATTTTATATTATCTGTCCATGTAATGGTTGGTTCCACAGAAGTTTCCACATACGTTCTATTAAATTCAACTACAAAACTTGTATTTGGAGAAGCATTTGGAATATCAAATGTAATATCTTCATCCAAATTTATTTTATAATAATCGTACTTATCTGGTTCAATTAAAACTGTATTTGCAGTTTGTATTGTGATATTATGGTATTCACCCACAATTGTATTTGCGAGTTTATTCATATTAACCCACTTTACTGAATTCCAAATATATGATACTCCATTATGCGTATGAATATCATTTAATGATGGATTTAATGGAAAGTTTAATGACATATTTTTATAACCTTTATTACTTAATAATTATACCAGTATTTATCCTCTGAATAATCGGGCGGGATTGGTGTCATCGCTTCAATTTGGTTTGACTTGACGCGAACTAATTTAATCCGGTCCCAAAGGACTTGTCCCGCAGCGTGTTCAGCACGCTCTTGATCTGTCCAGTTTGTTGGACCTTTAATGGCAAGTTCAGCAGCGCGGGCAGTAAGGTTGCGCTGCATCCATTCAGGACAAATTGCGAGAATACGCCTTGCCGCTTCCTGTTTGACCATATCGGCGGTAAGCGGCGGATGTGGAAAATCACTGTCAGGCACATCAACGATCTGACCTCTGCGTAGTAGTTTAGTCATTAGATTGTCTCCTTATATCCGTAAAGGCGGATTTCACCCGACACAAAGTTATCTGAACTGCCCCGATAAATTCTTATAGTATTCACTCTAGACTCGGAAGTTAAAATACGCCCACCCATATAGTTCCTGCCTAGATAAATTGTTGGTGACGAAGAATCATTAGTAATACCCTCCCCATTGTATTGAAAAAGGTTATCGGAGTTGTTAATAAATATATAACCCAAAGATTCTCTGGAGGTATACCACACATCAAATTGCTCGGCGGCTGTCGAGTTGATAGTGCCAATACTCGAGCCATAGGAGAGTAGAGTTTTGACGGAAAACGAGGCATAACCAGATTCAACAAAATTACTTCCACCGTCTTCTGAAACTACCATGTATGTAGCAACATACGACGAACTGCGCACATCACTGAAAGTAAGCAAAAATGAGCTGTATGATGCAGGCAGGTCAATCTCAAACGCGCTAAAGGTATTGTTGCACGTAACTACTTCCAATAGTGTAACA